AAGAGTAACATGACCTATCTCGAATTAATCAATGCTGTCCTACGTGAAATTAATGAGGTGGAGATTACCACGGTCAGCACGACTCGTGGTATTCAAACATCTGTAAAAGATTTTATTAACAAAGCACAACGAGACATTATCAACTCTGAGGTTGAGTGGCCTTTCACTGTAGTTAGCCAATCTTTTACTACTACAGCAGGCACTGCAGAGTACAACGAAGAGTCTGACGCAAAAACAGTAGACTATGATAGTTTTACTGTTCAAGAATCAGCAAGCACATCTGAAAGAACATTAAAGTATCTTTCATTTGAAGAATACTTAGAAAGATTTAATGAGACGGATACAAACCCAACAGGAGATGCACAAGGACTACCTGTGTACGTTTATACCACTCCAGATAGTAAGATAGGATTATCTCCTGTTCCTGATGTATCCACATATACAATACGATATTACTACTATCAGACAACTACCGATATGTCTGCAAACACAGATACACCGACCATACCTGAACGATTTCATGACGTGATAGTCAACCGTGCAAGATACTTTGCACACATGCTTCGTTCAGACATACAGTTTTCACAGCTTGCGTTGCGCGATTATGAATCAGGACTTTCTCGTATGCGTATCGAACTTATCAACAAGAAAGATTACATGAGAGCAGTTTAATGGCAGATACCTCGCTTCTTAGCCCGTTTGTTGTCCGTTTGGGCGGTGGCTTGGTATTGGATAAGGATACGTTCTCTATCCCACCGGGTGCTGCATTACAGCTACAAAATTTCGAACCTGATATCAATGGTGGCTACCGTCGCATCAATGGCTTTACTAAGTTTGATAGTAACCAAGTTGGTGGTTCCACAGGCACAATTCTTGGGGTACACATATATAAAGACCAAGCGATTGTTGCAAAAGGTACGTCCGTATTCAAAAGCACAGGCAGCGGATACACCAGCATAGATACAGGCCGCACCAGTGCTGGAAGGTACAACTTTGTAAACTTTAACTTCAACGGCACAGATAAGATGATTATGGTAGACGGTGCAAACCTTGCATCTGTTTTCGATAACTCTTCTATTACAGACGTTAGCGCATCCGGTAGACCAGCAGACCCCAAATTTGTAGAGATATTTAGAAGTCACGCATTTTATGCTGGCATGTCTGCAAGTCCACAAGAACTTATTTTTAGTGTTCCGTTTGATGAGGATGACTTTACGGGTGCTAGTGGTGCAGGAAGCATAAAAGTAGATGAACCTATTGTAGGTATCAAGGTCTTCCGTGAAAACTTGTTTGTGTTCTGTGAAGATTCTATTTTTAAAATTGCAGGTTCTAGTTCATCGGATTTTGCAGTAATTCCTGTTACTCGTGCTATCGGCTGTGTTGATGGCTTCAGCATCCAAGAGATATCAGGTGATTTGATTTACCTTGCACCAGACGGACTGCGTACGATTGCTGGTACAGAAAGAATTGGTGACGTTGAACTTGGTACGATTTCTAAACAGATACAGCCGCGCCTTGATAACATAGATACTGACCGTATTTCCAGTGTGGTTGTTCGTAATAAATCACAGTATCGTTTGTTTTTTCCAGATGACACTGGTACAGCCACTTCATCTCCGGGACTTTTAGGCGTTATTAAAGCAGGCGTTGACGGTGGAGTTGGCTGGGAATACGCAGACTTAAAAGGCATTAGACCTGCATGTTGCACTTCAGGTTTTATAAATGGAACAGAAACTATACTACACGGTGGATATGATGGTTTTGTTTTTAAACAGGAGGTAGGAAGCACTTTTGACGGCACAAACATAGCAGCCATATATCGTGGCCCTGATTACACGATGGGTGACGCTGGTATCCGTAAGATGATGCAGCGTATCATTTGGAACTACGATAACGAAGGTGCGGTGAACTCAAACTTTCGTATCCGATACGATTTTAATTCAAGCGAAACACCACAACCAAGTCAATACACGTTGAACACAGGTGCTGCCGTAGCCATCTATGGTAACACTTCATCTACGTACGGAACAGCCGTGTACGGTTCGTCAGGAACCCCACTCGTGCGACAGAGTATAGAGGGTGGCGGATTCACAGTTGCAGTAAGACTAGACGACGCGGCAGGAGCCGCACCAATTTCACTGAAAGGCTACCAACTGGAGTTTACTCCGGGCGGAAGGAGATAATAAATGGCAGGATATACCAGACAATCCACGTTTACTGATGGCGACGTTATCACCGCTGCACACAGTAACGATGAGTTTGACCAAGTTCTTGCAGCGTTCGTAAATACAACAGGTCACAAACATGATGGCACGGCAGCAGAAGGTCCGGTCATTGGCTTGATTGGTGACCCCGGTGTCGCTACGCCCCTCAACAAGGTTGTAATCGACAACCCTAATAATCAGATTGAGTTCTCTGTGGACGTATCAAGTTCGTCCGTAGAACAGCTTGTTATTAAAGATGGTGTAATCGAACCTACAACCACCAACGACATCGACCTCGGCGCAAGCGGTAAGCAGTTTAAAGACTTGCATTTAGATGGCACAGCCAACATAGACAGTCTTGTGCTTTCAAGTGGTGCAACTGTTACAGCCATCCTCGATGAAGACAACATGGCATCTGACAGCGCAACATCGTTGGCAACACAACAGTCAATCAAAGCGTACGTTGACACACAGCTAACTGCAGAGGACTTAGACTTTCAAGCAGATAGTGGTGGCGCACTCAGCATAGACTTAGATAGTGAGACACTTACTTTCACAGGTGGCACAGGCATCGATACCAGCGGTTCGGGTAACGCTGTTACATTTGCTATTGACAGCACTGTTACAACCCTGACAGGTTCGCAAACTCTTACCAACAAAACCCTCACCACACCAATCATTGCAGAAATTGATTCTGGTGCAGACATCACTCTCGATGCAACCGCTGATATCATTCTTGATGCGGGTGGCGCAAATATTATTTTCAAAGACGATGGCACATCAATCCTTGACATTGCCAACAATTCATCTGATGTCGAACTCACAGTAAGCACAGCAGATAAGAACTTTGCCATTAAAGGTACAGACGGTTCGTCTGCTATCACTGCTCTAGATATCGACATGGCCCTGAATGGTAAAGCTACCTTCAGTGGCGACGTTGTTGTAACTGGCGACCTAACTGTCACAGGCGATGATATCACTATGGGTACGAACACCTCTGGTCACATCATGGTGGCAGACGGTTCGAACTTCAATCCGGTTGCTGTATCGGGTGACGTGACCATTAGTAGTGCAGGTGCAGTCACAATCGCAAACAGTGCTGTTGAATCAGCAATGCTTAACGCTAATGTAATCACAGGTCAAACTGCTATTACTTCAGGGTTAGATACATCTAATGATACCATACTAATCCACGATGCAGATGCAGGTGCGTTGAAGAAACTAACACTCGCTAACCTGTCTTCTGGTCTTGGTGGTATTACAGATGTGGTCGCAGATACAACCCCACAGCTTGGTGGTAACCTCGATGTTAATGGACAGGATATCGTGTCTGTATCCAACGGCAACATCGACATCTTACCAAACGGAAGTGGCGTAGTAAACATCGACGGTAACGGTTCGTCAGGTGGTGTTTCTATCTCTGATGGTCTGGTTGATATTCGCACAGGCACAGGCACACGTTCACAGGTCAAGTTCTACTGTGAGTCTAGTAACGCTCATGCACAGACCCTGCAGCCACAGCCCCACTCTGCTGGTGTAACAAACACCTTGACTCTACCCGCAGGCAGTAGCCAAGAACTTGTAGGTACAACAGCCACACAAACCCTGACTAACAAAACAATCGATGCCTCACAGCTATCTGGCACGGTTGCTAACGCACGTCTCGACGCAGAACTGCAAGCACTTGCTGGTCTGACTTCCGCAGCAGATAAGGGTATCCAGTTTACCGGGTCAGGCACGGCTGCAGTGTACGACCTCACATCCGCAGGTAAAGCTCTGTTAGATGACGCTGATGCTGCTGCTCAACGTACAACTCTTGGTTTGGGTACGGCAGCAGTAGCCGATACCGGAACATCT